AATAATTTTTGTTTATATACATGGGCGTTTAATATACAGTAATGCAGAATCATCACTACGACGCTAAGGATAGCATCAGCATCACAGAGGAGCAGTTAGTGAGCAACCCTGCCCTCAAGCAAGCACTCAAAGACGTGATGGTGGCACAGCAGGAACTCCAAAAGCAAGTTGAGCATCTAATCAAGGTCGCTCAGCAGAGCAAATTCAAGGAGGCGGGATCGAATTGAACGAGAACCCAGAGCCATGTATGCACTGCGGACGTCCGGTAGTCTTTGACGATGTCAATCGTCATGGAATGCCAAGACTATGCGAGTGCGGACTGGAACCTTGGACAAAACGCAGTCAGCAACCTCATGGCGACTGCACTATGTACTGTAATATGTGCGAGATGTATGTCAAGCCGACCAAGTGGGACGGCGAGGACGTCTGCCCATATCATCAACGAACAATGATGACCGAGGAGGGACCCGTATCCATGTACGAGGAGTTCAACCAAGACGGGGAGGAGTGGTAGAATTGCCGGACTTTACCAAAAACACCGACGCAGTCAGGGCAACGATGGACAGAGTCGCACACTCATACGACAAAACAAAATACACCGTCACCCTCCTGCACACGGAAATCAGTTTCCTCGTCGATCTACTCGAAAAGACTGACAGAATCGAGCAGACAATCGTCCATTCAAGAGTTCTGGAAAAACTCTCGTCGGCTCAGGAGGCAAAAAAATGAAAAAATTTGCCCTCAAGCAAGCCGTCCTGAACCTGATGAGTGCCACACAAGCCCTTGAAATAGTCAAGGCAGAAGCTATCTCGGCTAGAAAAAAAGCCAAGCGTTCAGCAAAACCAAAATGGACTCAGTCCATTGAAACAATCAACAATGCACTCGAGGCAACGCTCACAGCCCGAAAATTTGCAAGGTTGATTCCAACAAGGGTCTAAAACCCCTTTTTTTCCTTTTTTTACAAAGTTTTTATTCTATGATTCGATCAGAATTGCATGGCAGAATCTCAGTGTACTCACCGCAGGATTGCGGTTGAGGATGCCTATCCTTTTGGAATAGTCTATCACTGCCGGGACTGTCCCGCACAATCTATCAACGGAGGGCGATGGGAATGAGCGTTGATGATCCAAAGGGCGACCTCGAGGTAATCGTCAACTACATGGGCACTGGACTTTTCAAGTCCCGCGTCAAGAACGTCAAGGTCGCAGAGATGATCGTAGTGCTCGACAAGCTGTTCGAGTCCGTCATCAAAGTAGCACTTGACGCAGAGATTGGCAGGGCAAATCCAAAAATGTTCAAAGTATTCGGGAAAAAACAGTTTGATGCTATATGAATAATGTTAAGACTGATTCAGAATTGTCTAGGATATTCCAATTAACAGATGATTTTGATTTAAAATGCAGAATTGCCAAAGAACTAAGACGCAGGCAAAACGAGAGGTTGAACAATCCATGACAGATATTCGACAAATCCTCCTTGCTCTGCTTTATGTTGATTATCACATTTACTCCGAAACCCTGATGTCAGGGCACGGCGAGCAAAAGATTCTCAAAATCCTAGAGGAGTTTGAAAATAATGGCGGACCCTGAGCGATACTACGATTGGGCTCAAACGCTCGACAAAGACTCGACAGAACTTGACATCGAAACCGTAAAGGCACATCTGCTTGAGGGCATCGCCAACGAGCTCAGACAAATCAAACTAGAGTTGAGGCGATTGGGATTATTTTCAGGTGGCAATCATGGTCCATAGATGCGTAATTTGTGGCAGTGAGTTTGAGTACGACGATTTTGGGGAGCAGATTGAGTGTTGCTCAATCCGGGATGACAGAGAATGATTGAGCAAATCGATGACAAGTATTTCCTAAACTTTGACGGCGAGGGCGACGAGTTTGTCACACACGCATACGCCATCGACAGCCTGATCATCCAGTTCTCCCACAAGCTGAGGGAAATAATCAACAGGGTAAATGAAATCTCAGCCGACATCGAAAATAAGCAATTCGACATCCTCATCGAAAATCTGCAATCCCAAATCGAAACTCTGCAATTACTGATGAGGAGCAAGCCTTGAAAATCAAGTACAACATCACGACAAGCGGGGACGGGCAGAACCGCGACAAGCTGAACCGCGAACAAACCTACGTTGCTGTAATCACAAAACATTTTTGCCAAGAGGACAACTGCATCGGCGAGATGCGGGACGCCAAGGCTATGGGACTGCCAATGTATGCAATCCTCGATAATTCCGTCAGAGAGAACGGCGAACTCCCGCTGATTATCAGGGATATGCCTTGGAGGAAAATCATAGTTTTTACAAACCCGGAGCAGATGCCACTAGTCGCAAGGCTCCTAGAGGTTGAAATCCTCAAGGACCAAATAAAATGATGCCCAAGCCCCCTACCTTTGGATGGTGTTTTTTCAAAAACGGAATGCGTGGGCATCACGGGAAAATGCACTATCTCCCGGAGAATACATGGACAAGCCGATGCGGTCACTGGATTGTAAGAGTAGAGGAGAGAAAATTCATTCACTTTGTCCCATTATCACAAATCAGACCAAAAAAGGTCTGCCGAAAATGTGTAGAATTTCTAGCGATTGACGCCCACTACGACACAATTCTGAACAACCTAAGCAAAATCTCTAAACTCAATCGTAAATATCGAGAGGGTATGAAATCACAGTATCCGACTATGTATAACGTTCTCTTTGGAGATGGGAGATGGATCCCTTGCCCGGAAAGCTCGAATCGCTAGATAAAACCGGATGGTGTATGTACTGCACACGCGGTCAGCATCAGCTTGTCAAAAGACGCGGATACGCTCTGCCCTGTACTTGCTATTGTAACCACAAGCGACCCGATGAAACGGATGACGGTTAAACCCGATCAGTGAAACAAAATAGACCCTTTTATCCTAGCCTTGAGAATATCAAATAATGTCAACTGTGTCAGTCAGACCGTCGGGCAGACCGTCCCGCAAATCTGCAAAGGCGATCGACTCTGAAATAAAATTCTATTGGGAGGGAGCGATAGGCATCATGGAATGTGTGTTAAAGACTGGATATTCTAGCAGAACCGTATCAAAACGGTATGATAAGTGGGATAAATTGCTAAAAGATCGCCAAGACGTGAAATTTTTAGAACAGCAGGACAAAGCCAAAGCCCGGGCACTGTTAGCACTGGACAAGCAAATCCTCGTCATGTTGGAACTCCAATCCAAGGCAGAGAGTGAAAAGACAGAGGTCAAGGCAAGGCTCGCATGGATGATCTTTGAGATGACTGACAAAAAGACAGCTCTGGAACTTGCTCCAACGGTTGCAAGCAAGGTCAAGCAAGAGGTCAACGAACTAATTGAAAAATACCAAAAGTTACCACTCACTGAACGAGAGCTCCAAGATAGCAAGTGAGGCTCTTGCTGAAAAGTTCGGCAAGATTGCCACTCAGTTCCCGGAGTTACCTCTCAATACCCTAGCTTGGATTGAAAAGGCACGACCAAACATCGGCAGAGTTTCACGAAATTTTGATTTAATTCCTTTTTGGCTTGACATCTACGAGGACAACCATCCTGACATCATGGTAGTTGCAGGGCGTCAAACGTTCAAGACTACGTTCTGCACGGACAAACTGGCAAACGTCGTCACCGCACTGTCCCGGGTTGAGGGCGGATACGTCACAGACTCGGAGGCACATCTCTCGGCATTTTCAAAACAAAGGTTCAGGATCGAAACATTCCAACAAAATCCCATCCTTAGACAGTACTTGCGACACGATAGAGGCAACATTGGAGAGATCTCACTTGGCAACGACTCGACGGCGTATCTTGTAACCGATGAGGGCGAGTACAAAAAGGTCGAGGGAAAATCACTGAAAATCCTAATGCTAGACGAAACGCAATATCAGGACGTCCAGTTCCTCGCCAAGGCGATTTATGCACTGTTCCAAACCCACGGCAGGATCTACAAGCTTGGAATCGGAGGAGAGGCAGGATCGGAATATTACAATATGTGGCACAAGACAGATCAAAGAGAGTGGGTCTATGAGGACAAGTTTTGGTATGAAAAAATCCAAAGAGATGCTAATGGCAACGTTATCAATTCTCGCGACGAACTCAAAGCGATTCTTGCAGGGCGTTGGATTCCTCAAAAACCCGAAAATACTCAGTTTCGCGGATACCACTTGCCCCAAACAATATTTCCAACTATCCCTCGAACTATCGCAGAAGCTCAGCTCTACAATATCAATCCCCAATTCTCAATCGAGTTTCAGCAACGATACAGCCCTCAGTCATACTATGTTTCTCACTGCCTCGGCGAGTTCTACAAAGCAGAACGCAGACCAATCACCCCGGAGATGGTGGAGGCGTGTTATCTCAGGTATCTCCGGCTACTTAGAGCGGATGAGGTCAGAGAACTAAAAGCAATCTTTGGCAACGAGATCCTAGTCCTCGGCGGAGTGGACTACGGTTCAGGACCGGCAAACTCCCAGACGGTTGCATCGGTGATCATCTACTGGAAAAAAGCAAACCGCTATCAGTTGGCATGGATCGACCCGCGTCCGCAGGAGCATCAACTCGATCAAGCTCGCTATCTGTCAGGAATGTTTAATGACTATGGTATAGATTTCGGTGTAGGAGATTTGGGATATGGACAGATTCAAGTCAAGCTCATGCAGGACGGAGGACGGGACTCCAAAGATCGACAGTTTGAGGGTCTGGGTAAAAGACGATTTGTCGGTTGTCGTACTATTGGAGATGAAACCAAGCCTCAGCAGAAATTCTCGGAGGACGTTGACGAGCACGGAACAGAGCTGGGCAGAATCCAAATTGACAAAACTACTACAATCCAAAACTTTGTCGATTTCGTTGGAACTTATGTCGCACATCCTCTCAGACCACTTGAGGAAAATTGGAAACGAACCCAATTCATAATTCCGTTTGCCAATGAGTATGAAACAGACTGGCTAAAAGCCGACATGGTGTCGCTCACACGCAAGGACCTTGAAAAGGATCCAGATGTCACAAAGGAGGACCCAAGGCAAAAAGCCCGCAAGGAGTTCAACCATCCTCCTGACTCGGTGATGTCAATCATCTACTGCCTTGTGGCTCGGAACAACTACGACGCATCAAGATACAAAATACTCGGCACTAGACGAGAACGCTGAATTTTTTGTCATATTCCGTTCACTAAATTAGTATTAAACCTAAGACAGCACTATGCAAGATCGTGGCAAAGTGTCTGAAATGTGGCAGGACATCTCGGAATCCAAACGCCGAGAACTGGAAACTTTGGCAGTTGTGTTATCCCTGCGGTAGAGAACTTCATCCAGAGCACTACAAAAACAAGCCACATCACGGAACAGGCGGATCGTGGATCAGAACTCCAATGATGATGCCGATGACAACTCCTGAAATTAAAAACCCTTGAATAGTTTGATACATTTTACATGACATGGGATTTATGACGCGGTTAAGGAGTGGGATAGCATCCCTTATAGCTCCATCCAATGCCCTATTGGCTCCCAGACCAAACGTCATAAATTCTATCGGTGTCCATGAAATCAAGCGGGCAGTTACAGGAATCGACATTAACGAGCTCGCCCCGGGATTCTCGCAACCTGTTTGGGGACCTGAGCTCTCAACCGTTGGAGCATACTCCCGCGAGGGCTACGCATCCAGACCGTTTGACAAGCCGATCGTCCCATTCCAAGCTCAAACCGTAGCACTTGCAACAGATGAGGACGTATCTCTCGCACTCAATCACCTGACATCTCAAGTCACCGGCGGAGAGCATTACTGGAAAGGGCTCAACGAAAATATCGTAAATTACATTACTCATTTTTCTCACATGATCAATTTTGATGAACTTGACTCTCTGATAGTCAAAGAACTTTTGTGGCACGGAAACTCATTTTGGAAACCAAGGATGGGCATCGCAAACGTTCAGAGCATGGACGACTTGATGCACATTCCAATCTCATCGGCAGTGAGGATATGGTGGGACCGACAGAGAATCCCATACAAGTACGAGTTCAGAGGGGCAGAGTATCAGGGCTACCATGATCCAAGCGAGGTCATTCACTTGTCATGGAATCCAATCAACGCGTCTGTCTTTGGAACCGGCTTTGCAGTTGCATTGATGGCGACACACAAGTTTCAGCAGATTACTGCAAACGGTCCTGAGGAAAATCAACTCCCATCTTTGCTCGACAGGAAATATTCCAATCAACTGACAATGCACGTCACCGAGAGGAGATACACTCAAAGGAATGTGTATATCGCAAAGGACGCAGACGAGGACGAGAGGACACAGTTACAAAACCAAATTCAGGACCTACGGCTCGGCGAGGACCTTGTCGCAGGATCAGCACTAGAGGTCCAAGAGCTCGGTTCAATGCAGAGGGCATTCAATCCAACACAGTTCACCGACACAGTGCAGGGACCAATCTTTAAAGCTCTAAACGATTTCAGGGGCAAGCAGGGATCCGAATCATCGCATCAGTACGCCAATGCAAAACAATCGGCACTACTTGATGAAATCGGACTCGCATCATTCCCTCTATCTGTTACTAGAATGCTAATTGACAAATTGTTCAAGCCGTGGTATAACGCACACCCGACAATCGACCCGACATACGGCGGAGGAATGATTGCAATTCCTTGGGACGACTGCCAATACGAGCTTAACTTTGGCAGAGTGTCAAAGGCGGACCTCAAGATTGAGGACCAAATAAAATTAATCGAGCTTGCCATACAAACCGGAGCAGTTCAGGATCCGCTAGAGATGCGTGACTTGATAGATGATGCAGGGCTAGGACTCCGCAAAGAGTACGGCGAGGCGATGCAGATGCAGTACGAGAACTATATGGCGATGCCCCCGGATATGGGAAACGACTTTACTGGAAACATGGGCAGTCCTCCGATGGACAACCCAATCTATGACGCTATGTCAATAGACATCAGAGGACCAAATCCCAGACCCACGGACCCGAGATTGAATTTCACTGAAACCCAAAAAAGGAGGATAAACAGAATTGCCCGAAAAACTTGACAGATGTGTAGCTCACGTCAAAAACGATCCCGGAGTTGACAATCCGTGGGCAGTCTGCAACGCGTCAATCTCTGAAACCTGTGAAATCTGCGGACTAGAGGAGGGCTCGCACGGGATGTTCTCTGATCACAAATATCAACGACCAATGCAACTCGTAGAATCATTTTCAATCGGTGGCGGACTCTCTGCACAGTCAGTCGGAGCCAAAACCAAAAAAGTTGAGGAGATAGCCCAATGCTCTTGTTTTGACACTGTCCATGAAGCTCTGAAAAGTGAAACCAAAGAGGGAGGTCCGGGCAGTGGACCACAACCCGGACAAGGCAAAGGATACACCGTCGAAAAGCCAAGACG